GCATCGATATGTTGCCTGTCTCCGACCCTAATATCTTTTCTGTTGCTCAGCGCATTACCATGGCGCAGACTCAGTTGCAACTGGCGCAAAGCGCACCACAGATGCACAACATGTACGAGGCCTATCGCCGTATGTATGAGGCGATTGGTGTGCGCGACATCGATCAGATTTTGAACACACAAAATGTGGACAAGCCCAAGGATCCTGCAAGTGAGAATGCACAGGCGCTAGACGGTTCTCCGCTTAAAGCGTTTGCTGGCCAACAACATGATGCCCACATCATGACGCACATCTTGTTTGGAATGGCTCCTTTGATGCAGGGAATGCCAAACGTTGCGGTGAATTTGCAAAAACACGTGTTTGAGCACATCCGGTTGAAGGCGGAAGAGGATGTAGAGGCAGAGTTGTTTAAACAATATGGCACTGATCCGGAAGAAGTGGTTTCTGCTCTACAACGTGAGGCAATGATTGCTGTAAAAGTAGCACAGGGCTTCCAAGAGGTTAAAAAATTGGGAGAAGAGCTGTCAGGCGACCAAGAAGACCCGTTGGTGGCGCTCAAGAAACAAGAGCTGGAACAGTCCGCTAAGCGTGATGAAGCCAAAATTGGCCTAGATCAAGCGCAGTTGCAGCTTTCACAGCAGAAAGAACAGGCAGATCAGCAGGAAAGTCAGGCTAAATTGATGTTGCAGACACAAAAAATTCAAGCAGACATATCTAAAATGGTTAACTAAAGGGTTAAAATGCGTAATAGACCAAAAATGCCACAAAAAATGGTGCAAAAACCACAAAGTCCCATGCCTAAAGGGCTGCCAAAGCCAAAAAAACAGCCGGGACCAACATATATTTACAGAAAAGATGCATTTAACAAGGTAAAGATTACGTAACTTGATGCATAATGCGCGTACATCCTTCGGACAGGGGTCATACTGTCTGCTTCATTGGAGTAATCCATGCTTGAATTTTCAGAAACCGTGTTGACAACAATTCGTCGCCTTGAAAAACAAACGGGTGACATGCTTTTGTCTGGTTCAGTACGGGATATGGAGCAGTACAAGTTTTTGATGGGCCGTTTAGAGGGATTTCGTTTTGTTGAAGAAGCCATAAAAGAGCTTCTTAACAAGGATTCCAAACAATGAGGGCCAATATGACACAAGTTACTGCGTTAGAAGAGCGATGGGCACAAGTTGCCAAAGAAGATGAGGCTGCCAATGCGCTTGCATTGGCTGAAGCCAAAAAAACCCACCAAGATCAAGTTGAAACCATTTCACGTCGCCTTCCTATGGCCACGGGTTGGCGCGTAATTGTTTTACCGTACCGTGGAGCACGAAAAACCAAAGGTGGAATTGAGTTATCTGATCAAACGCTTGATCGCCAACAACTTACGACCACATGTGCCTACGTTTTGTCAACGGGGCCCTTGGCCTATAAAGACGAAGCTAAATTTCCTACCGGCCCTTGGTGTAAAAAAGGAGATTGGATTATTTTTGGCCGTTATGCGGGTGCGCGAATGGCTATTGACGGGGGTGAAATCCGGATTCTTAATGATGACGAGGTTTTAGCCACGATAAACGACCCAGAAGACATTCTGCACATGTGAGGTAACTGATGGCAACAGAAACAGACACGCAATTAGAGTTTAATTTAGGCGAAGATGAAGTTGAAACGGACGTTTCTCTTTTAGAAGCCAATAAAACAGAGGAGGTTGAGACAACAGAACCCAGTGTTGTTGAACAAAACGCTGCTCCTTCTAATCGAGAAGAGTTAGAGACTGTTAATGATGCGGTTCAAAAGCGTATTGCCAAGCTCACTGCTCGCATGCGCGAGGCGGAACGACGGGAACAAGCCGCCATTGAGTATGCAAAAGGTTTGCAAACTCAGACTCAAACGCTTCAGCAGAAACTGGTCCACACAGACTACAGCCGATTGAATGAGGCCAAAACACGGCTTGATACGCAGCAAACGGCACTAAAGTCTATTATTCGCAAGGCCCGTGAAGAGGGGGACATTGATACAGAGACAGAAGCTAATCAACGTCTTACCGATTTGATTATGGAGCAGCGTCAAGTTGCTGGGTGGTTACAGAGTCAAGAACAGCAGGTTCAATCCTATCAGCAGCCACAGTCACAACAACCACAACAACCACAAAACTATCAACAGCCGCCTCCTCAGCCTGCGCAACGACCAGCTCCTAGCCCGCAAGCGGAAGAATGGGCAGAGCGCAATCCTTGGTTTGGTCAGGACCGCATGTTGACGTATGCTGCATGGGGAATCCATGAAACATTAATAACTCAAGAAGGTATTGACCCTAATTCTGAGGAGTACTATACTGAGTTAGATCGTAGGCTCCAAACGGAGTTTCCAAGTCGTTTTCAGAACTCAGGTTCTGCTTCTCAAATCAGACAACAGCGTGCCGCGCCTGCTGTTGCCCCTGCAACCCGGAGTTCCGGAATTAATAGTGCGCGCAGAACTGTCCGGTTATCGCCGAGTCAGGTTGCCATTGCAAAAAAACTGGGTGTACCTCTTGAAGAGTATGCTAAGTACGTAAAGGAGTAAGTCATGGTTGAAAAAGTCACTATCGATAGAGCCACTCGTTCTTCCGAAACTCGGGAAAAAGAAACTCGTCGCAAGCCTTGGAGTCCTCCTTCTCGCTTAGATGCACCACCTGCCCCTGAGGGGTATAGGCATCGTTGGCTTCGCGCAGAAGTCAATGGAAGTCTTGACAACCAAAACATCTACAGCAAACTTCGTGAGGGATATGAACTTGTTCGTCTCGAAGACCTTCCTGAAGAATATCGAGGCATGCTTCCAACAATGGACGACGGCAAACACGCCGGAGTTGTTGCTGTTGGAGGACTTTTACTCGCTAGGATCCCAGATGAAACGGTTGAAGAGAGAAACGCCTACTTCCGTAAGAAGGCACAGGAACAGTTACATGCTGTGGACAACGAGATGATGCGTGAGAACGCACACTCTTCAATGCGGCTTCAGGCTCCAGAACGGAGTTCTCGCACAACATTCCGTCAGTCATAAGACTGATAACTTCAATTTTTAGGGGATTTAAATGGCTAATACAGATAAAGCCTTTGGTCTGCGTGCTATTGGTAATCTTTCAGCTACTGGTGCTCAAAAGCAGTATGGCTACGAGATTGCTGATAATCAGGCCGGGACAATTTTCCAAGGTGACTTGGTTGCGCTTTCAGCGGGATACATCACTCGGTTTCTTCCAGCTTCACACACTGCTGCGGTAGGCGTGTTTAATGGTTGCAACTACATTGATCCCACTACAGGCAAACCAACTTTTAAGAACTTCTATCCGGGCTCTGTCAACATCACAGCAGGTAAAATTGTTGCTGATGTGATTGATGATCCTAATCAGTTGTTCTTGGTTCAGTGTGATGCAGGTTTTGTTGCTGCTGACGTGGGTAAAAACGCCGATGTCGTTGGTACAGGAGGCAGCACTACTACTGGTATTTCATCCATGGAACTGGATTCCGGCACATTGGCTACAACCGCAGCTTTGAACCTTAAGGTTGTTGGTTTGTATAACGATGTCAACAATGATTTCGGCACTAATGCCGTGGTGGTAGTCAAGATCAACGAACACGTGTACGGTAGTGCAGGTGTTGCTGGTCAATAAGGAGATAAATCATGGCAATTACCCGTTCCCAACTGGTTAAGGAACTTGAGCCCGGTCTGAACGCTTTGTTTGGTCTGGAATACAAGCGTTATGAAAATGAGCATGAGGCAATTTTCTCTATTGAGACATCTGACCGTGCTTTTGAAGAAGAGGTCATGTTGACTGGCTTTGGTTCTGCTCCTGTGAAAACAGAGGGTGCTGGCATGGCATACGATACCGCTCAGGAATCGTTTACTGCTCGGTACACGCATGAAACCATTGCCATGGCGTTTGCGCTAACAGAAGAAGCGATTGAAGATAACCTCTATGATCGTTTGTCTGTGCGCTACACCAAAGCACTGGCCCGTTCCATGTCCAACACCAAGCAAGTAAAAGCTGCTTCCGTGCTGAACAACGGTTTCACTGGTGGTTCTTTTGCAGGCGGCGACGGCGTGGCTTTGATGTCCACTGCTCACCCTACTGCAATGGGCCCTGACTTTTCAAATCGTCCAGCAGTTGCTGCCGATTTGAATGAAACCTCATTGGAACAAGGCATCATTGATATCGCTGCATTCACTGACGAACGTGGATTGAAGGTTGCACTGACCGCTCGCAGACTGGTTGTTCCAAAAGAACTTCAGTTTACTGCTGAGCGTTTGATGAAAACTTCTTTGCGTCCTGCAACAGCGGATAACGACATCAATGCGATTGTGTCCATGGGCTTGATCCCTGAAGGCTATGTTGTCAATCACTACTTGACAGACACTGATGCGTTTTTCTTGTTGACTGACGCACCTAATGGCCTGAAGATGTTCAACCGTTCACCTGTCAAGACTGCTTTTGAAGGCGATTTTGAAACAGGAAACGTGCGATACAAGGCTCGTGAGCGCTATAGCTTTGGCTTCAGCGATCCACGCGGTATCTACGGTTCTCCCGGCGCTGCATAAGCGGTTGGAAAACATGAAAAAGGGGCCTTGTGCCTCTTTTTCTTTTGGTGTATATTGCACTTATTCCGGGCTTTCCGGTGTATCAGACAGTCCCGGCTGACGACATGCAGACTGATACGCCTAACTTGCATGTAAGGAAAAATCATGGCACAAACCACGTTTAACGGCCCAGTCACATCTCAAAACGGATTTGTTGCTGGCCACCAAGTCACTGCTAGTAACGCAATAGACGCTACGGCTACTGCCACAGCAGCACAGGTTGCGACAGGCTACATTACCTCCACTTCGGCTGCTTCCACTACTATCACGCTGCCCACAGGTACGTTGCTCGGTGCTGCTCTGGGTGCAACTCGCGGCACTACGCTGGATTTGTACATCGACAATACCGCAGGCGCATCGACTGTGACTATTGCTGTTGCAACTAACGGTATTTTGTCCACCGCCGCCGCTGATACTGCGGGATCGTTTGGTGACCTGACAATTGCTGCTGGTGCAACCGGCGTTGGACGTTTCA